CCAATCGGTATCTGAGCCAGCCACGGCTTTATATTGTCGCCTATCGGTGTAATTGTCTGCCCGTCAAAAAAGTATACGTTGTCGATACTCAGGAAGATATGCCCGAAGATCACATCCGCAACGCTGTACGGCGCATAACAGCCGACCGCCTTCTCGTCCCTGTGCTGAAACCAGTTAAACAGGTTGTCGCCGCGTAGAACCCAGATACTGTCCTGCTTATAGACGGTGAGATTGTCATTCAGTGAAACAAGCTGTCTTATCGGATCGCCGTCCTTGTACCCTACGTTGAACGCCTCACCGTTTCCTGCAGACCAGCTCGTATCGTCATCATAGGCTGTACATTCGAGATATCCTTCCGGCATATCTCCACCCGCAGCAAACAGCCTGTCCTTATGATGACACACATACTGCGGCTTGGAAGTCAGTCCCGCAATATCGTCTATACTCCATCCACCGCTGTATGTAATCTTCTGTAAAACTTGATTACCGGAGGCGGAATAAAGAGCGTCTTTCCATACCGCAAGATGTATATAAGAACCCGTTGCTATTTGAGTACCGGCTTTGGTTATCTCCTGGAATATATCCGAACCGTCAAGATAATAATGCTTCACATAATCGGAGCCGTCATCGATTGCGCATATCGTTGTTTTGGTAGGCGAGGCTGCCCTGTAAAACCGGATACCGTTCTCAATATGATCGCCCTCTTCAGGATCGTTTATTTCCAGCGTCCCGGCCCGTTTCCTCAACGAGTCATTTTTCCAGTAAATATTTTTCGTGCCGTCAAACGAGGACGGATTTGCATAACACTCATTTTCTTCAATCAGATGGGGCGGTTTGCTTATATTTATCCCACCTGAAAAATCGTAAGTGTTTGAAAGTTTTGCATTTCTCATCATAACAAATACGTATCCTGGTCAACCGGATCACGAGTATCTGTATCAAGATCACCCATTTCAGGCCATCCTTGATCAAAGTAGTCTTTCGTTTCCTGCTCGATTGCGAATCCGGTAATTTCACTGAAAGCACTCGCAAAATCTTTTCTTCTCGTGTCGTCTCCTTCAAGTCCGCATACATAACAGGCATAATACACAAGAGCCATCTGGTACTTTTTCGGTAGATACGGTTCGTTAGCGTCTGCTGTCATAACCCCGCCTATGCTGTTGTAATAAATAGTCAGAGTGTCTCCGCCTGCCACGGTTCCCCAGAGGCCGATTTTATTGCTGTTCCGTGTGTAGTATTTCCTCGGTGTCCCGGTGTATGTTCCTTTTGATTCTGCATACGCCATTTTCGTCAGTTTACCACTACCGAGATAAACGGCTGTTTCTTCTCCAAAATCGCTCGGGAGGTCGTACTCGGTTACACCCGCATCTGTCGTTATACTCGTATCGGCTTCCTCGTAACAGGCAAGACGCGAGCACAGGAGCCGTTCGGCATAGTTAAGACGTTTTTCAACCTGTGCCTCGCTGTACTTCGTCTTGCCGGTATCACGCATCAGTGAGAATACTTCAGTTTTCAAATCGCCGAGGTTCATGCTGCCCCCTATTCTTTATAATGCCCCTGAGCCGTTACGTACATTACAGCTATTCCGTTCAGGTTATCGTTAATATCAACCTCGATGTATTCTCCCAGGGGTCCCGAAACAGCTATCTCCTGCCCCATGCCTTCGGCAATATCAAAGACTACCTGTAAAGTATCGTTTGTACCGGCCTGTATTTCACACAATCCCAATGCGCACAATTCAAGGTTTGTCTTTATCGGGCCGACAAGTTTCTTTTTGACCGTGCCGTCATAGTTACAAACGTTGATATTGAGCCCGGTGGTCAATGCTGTTATATTTCCGAACTTCGCAGCATCGGTACAATCGTCATCCGATACCGCTACGATGATCTTTCGGATATATGCTGTCTTTGTCAACCCGGGCCATACCATGTAATTCGCCGCCGCAACGTTCTGTCCTATGTTGGTTATGACCGTAGCCGATCCCTCGGTATCCTTGACAAACGAAGCCCATCCCGTATCGACATCAGCCGTATCGGTAGCGTTACCCTTGCGTTTGTTCTCGATGGTCAGCGCAGCCGTAGCAACAGACAGGGTCGCAAGGTATTTAGTTACTGCGTTTATCGCCGTCTCGGTTTTGGTAGCAACGTCAGCCGCAGCCTCATCTTCATCAATAGTCACCGGTATCGAGACATTCGTGCTGGGGTCTACTCCGGTGGTTATGCCAACGTCAAACACACCGCCGACATCTCCGTCAGCCGCATTGGTCGGGTTTCCTTTGGTCGGATGTGTTACAGTAACCTTGTGATCGTTTGCATCAGTCCCCTGCTCTGCCGACCATGCTGTCGGAAAAGCCGCTGTCATTGCCGCGGCAACCGCTGTATCGGTATCATCCTCGGCAACGTCTATTGTCAGCAACAGGGTAACGGCTGCAAGTCCGCCAATTGCGTCAACGCCGGCAGTCTGTACGGTATAAACTGTTCCTGCGGGCACATCGCCGTTGACTGCGGTTGTGCAGTCTCCGGTTGTCTGGTTGGTCAATACGAACGAAGGATCGCTTCCCGGGGTCGTGGTAGCAAACGCAAACCCGGTAGAAGTCATATCCGGCCATACCACACCGTCTTTTGCTTCATTGCACATTCCTTTATAGGTATGCGTCATGGTGACTACGGCACCTACATTGCCAGCTCCTGTTCCGTCTAAAGCATTTATAACCGCTGCTATGGCCGCTGCCACCTGTGTTGCAGTGGCATCCTCGGCAAAAGCAACCTCTGCGGCCGTCATACCCGATATCGCCGGATCAGTGCCTGCCGCACCCACATTGAGCCAGCAGTAATACGGTGTCTGCTCTTTAATGCCTGTGCCGCTTACTCCGGGGATAGCGAAAGTAAAATAAGTATTGTTCAAATTGCTCGAAACATCGGCCACTGCTGTTATCGTGGTGATCTGTGCAACCGAATGAGTTGTATTGTGTTTATGTGAAGCTGAGAACAGAGTAGGATGTTTCTCGTTAATCATCTGGACAACCAGACTAACGATTTTGTGTGCCGAGTCTCCCGTAGTATAAGGCACCCTGATACCGTACTCTGTTCCTATCGCTCCGGGGTTAGGGTCTACAGAATCGGCATCCAATGCAAACCAGACATAATACTGCTGGTCTGCACCCGTATAGATACTGAAATACGTGCCTTCGAGATTTCCCGCTGTGTCCTTAACCAATTTTATCAAAGTGATCTCGAACTCACCGAGTTTCGGATCATACCCTGCTCCATCAACCGTAAAGTAACCGTAATAATTATCTTCATCGGTTGACGGTCCATCGTTGATTATAAAGTACGTTGACTTTAAGTCAGCGCCGTCATCGGCACGGTTGGTTATTAGTGTAACTTCCTGTTCTCCATCGGTGGGATCGGCCTCATCGCCGTCTATCTTATAAAAAGGCTGATAGGTTACTTCGGCTCCATCCTCATCAAGTACCGAGAACACAAACGATTTTCCCGCAAGGCTTTTAGATGAATCGGCCTCGCAGGTAACTGTTGATTTTTCACCAACTTCGTCAGTGAAATATTCGATAAGAGCGTTTTCTGGATTCATTGATTTACCCCTCTTTTACCTTTTAAAATAGGGGCGGCCGAAGCCGCCCCTTGATTTTTATGCTACTCCTGTAATACCTGTCATCTGTCCCTGTTTGTAAACATTCGTGCAAAGCAAGTTGCCGTACCATCGAGTATGCGCGGTTTTTGTATCCGAATTCACCGGTGAGGAGAACGGGATAAACTTGAAGTTCATACCCCCGAGAATCCAGACCTTCAGATACCTTTCGTTGAAAAGGTAAAGGGCTTCCGCCGTGCAGTGTGAATCATGCACAATCGGCTTACCGTGGAGGGTGATGTTCTCGAAACCGAGATTCGCCATTTTCTTGTCCTCATACCGCTTGTTTTTCTCGATAAGAGTTGCCTCGATGCCATCCCAAATATCGCTGGTAGTGACAATAAGGGTCGGTGTATCCTGGTCGATAGAACAGGCACTCCAGTCAGTCTGGAGCTTTGCAAGGGTAAGGTCTCCATTAACAGCCGTAGGCCCTGCCCCGCCGTTGCTCTTCCACTCGGCGAAATCGTTAGGACAAAGACCCGCATATGTCGTTGCACCGGAGGCGGCAAAAACACCACCCACACCGTCTATCTTCGTGTTGGCCTGTGCTGCAAAGAAACCAGTCACGATGAGGTCTGCAAGCGACTTATACGAGTTCTTCGTTCTTGCGGTAACAAGATCGATAATCTTGCCGGCGCCCTTATTCATAGCTTCGTCAACACCCGTGATTGTGATTGCACTGTTATACTGCCTCACGGGGAGGCGGGCTTTCGTAGCGATTTCTACGTTCGCAATGGTGAGAGCAGTTGCGCCCGCATAGGACTCGGCGTTGGTATTCTTCGCATATTCGATTGGTGCTTCGATAAACTCGCCACCATCCCACTTCTTCGGTTTCTTGAAAAAGCGGTTATGGATGACATTGCTCATAAAAATGTTGTCATACAAAACAGGGATGACTTTGTTACGACAGAAGGTATTTATTTCATCGTAAGTCATCGTCTTATCTCCTTATTCGTTGATAAGACCTTGTTCCTCCTTAAACCCTTCTGTAAGATCGTCCAATACTTCGTCAAGATTCTCGTCTGTCACGCTTTCAACCACGGTATGAGGAGTAACGTTCCCCGATGCTCCTGTTCCCTGTGAAAGAGCCGCACCCGTTTTCGCCTTCTCGGCAAGAACGTTCCTGCCGTGATTTGCGAGATAGATTAGATTATACAAGTCTTTCTCGCTCGGTTCCTCGGGGAGAAGCTCGTCCATGAGTTTTGCAATTGCATTGGAATCGAAATCGTCATACTCGCCCTTGAGCGTATTAAAAGCTGTTTCTCTTGCTCTCATACGCTCGCCGTCATCGGTCACGCCTTTTATTTCCTGAATCTGTTTTTGCAACTCCTGAATCGTACTTGTGAGCTGCTGAACCATAGGATCCATAAAAGGCTGCGGAGGCTGCCCGTATTGAGCCTGCCCTGCCTGCGGATTGTTCATTCCATACCCTCCTTGCTGTTTTTGAACATAATTCTGAACGTACGAAGCCAGGTCTTGATGAGTGTTCAGGTATTGAACCATCGCATCGTGTTCCTGAAGCTGTCTTTCGACCGAGGCTTTGTAATCATCCATTTCTTTCTGTTTTGCCGCAAGCTCCTGTGACCTCTGAGTGTTGGCCGCCGTGAAATTCTGAGAATTCTGATACGCATCGTAGACCTTGCCGAAGTGTTCGGGAGTAAGGTCATTGAAACTGATTTTCTCTCCATCGATGTCATAGGAAACGCCGCCCGGTTGGTTCCCTCCTTCATCTGAGAAAAGCTGTAAATCAAACTTCGGTAAATTCATCTGGTACTCCTTTCAGACACCGCCAGGCGGTTGGTCTGTATATATTGACACGCCTCACGGCGTTGGTCTCTGTATTGCCTGCTGAATAATCTGTACAAGCTCTTCAGGCGTAACGCCCGCAGCCTGCGCCATTTCCTGCACGTTCGCACCTAATGCCGGCACACCCGGTGCTACTTCCGGCATTCCCGGAGGTTCGCCTTGTGGCATTCCCTGCGGCATTCCCGGAGGCATACCCTGCGGTCCCGCTTGCGGTCCCGGTTGCGGCATAGGTGGCTGTATATTCATACTAAGAATCTTTTCCCTGTTCGGAAACTCAAGTGTATCGAGAACGATTCTCGCGACTTCCTTCTGCACAGGATCGGGCGAAACCGCTCTTTCGAGTACGCCTTCTTTTAACAGATTGAATACAAGCGTTGCCCTGCTCTGTTTGTCCTGTGGCAATGCCGCGGATGAATCGATGCTCACTTCATATTCTTCCTTTAGCTCTTCGGGCTTTACCGTAAAGCTCTCGGCCATAGTGTTTTGATCCGAGCCGATATTGATTTTCCGTTCCTCGGTATAAAATTGCTGTATAAGTGAGCCTGCCTGATAGGCGTATTCTTTGTACGAATCCTCGAACAGTTTGACTGAAAGCCCTATTCGCGAACTTCCGGCTTCATACAACCTTTCAATACCCCGCGCCGTTCTCTGCCTTACGTCACCGCGTCCTTGCATCACGTCACCTATACCCGTGACTCTCTCGATCATCAGAACATAGGCTTGTACTTCATTGTACAGATACTGCGGTATCTGGGGAACCTCATCCGGCGCAAGGAGTCCCGGAGGCATAACTTTTATCAATCCGGGTTTCAGGCCGTATTTTCTCAGATTATTGATTGCCTTTTTCCCGGCTTTCGGGTCAACGCTCCAACCGAGATTGGCACATTTGTTCGCAATATCCTCTAATTGCTGCAACCTGTGATTCAACGTATCGTTCAACGGTATTACCTGCTCGATATCGCCCATTCCCCAGAACTCATTCGGTATAAGGTTGCTCACAAACTTTATATAAGGCGGTTTCCCGTGTTTATACTTATACGGCTTCACTTTTAGAACGAGTTGATCATTCAGAATCGTTACAATCATCCCGAGAGGGTATTTCTCGCGGTCGCTTTCATCTGCCGAAATCCAATACTCTTTCACATACGCCCGCTCTGAAACGATTTTGTCTGTATCGGTATCACTGACAATCACCCTCGGCGTTCTATCCTGCCATTTACGATCCTCATAAAGATATTCGCATATACTTAAATCAGATTTGATTACATTTGCAAACTGCGGGTAATTCTTTTTCAGTGTCGAGACGGGGAAGATATCCGCATGACATACGTATCTGGACGTATCGAACCCGGTAGCAAGGGGATCGGGAAACATCTTGAAAATATCAACGGGCACGGCAAAAATATCGCCTTGCATATTTCCGTTTTTCTCGGGGCCCGTACGCTCATCGAAACCAATTTTCATAAACCCGGCATCGAATATTTCCGAGCTTTCCACAATAGACACGAGCTTTTCACGCATCTTGTTCCTGTTATATAGATACTTGCCGACAATCTTCGAGAGTTTCGCGGCTCCCTTTTCGGTAACTCCGCCTTTATCATACGCATTGAACGTCACGGTCGGATTGCTCTGCAGGATGATCGGCGTTTTTACCTGTGTCGTTATCCAGCAATAATTAACCCTCGTGCTCGATTTATACCGGGGACGCTTCTGAGAAATCTTTATATTAATCCACTGATTATAGAGTTCTTTCCACTTTTTCCGCCGTTCCTCGAGGGCCTTGTTGGCTTCATCGAACATCTCATTACAACGTTTCAGGATATCTCTCTGCTCGTCATCCATATACTCGTTGTATTCATTTCCCTTGAAAATTTTCATGCTCGTGGTTGCAACCCCCGCTTTTCAAGTTCCTGTTTCTTCTGCCTTCTCGATTCGATATGAACAGGTCTTGTGTCTATCATGTCGTCCCAATATTCTTTGAAAATATGCGGCACAGCCGTTGATATTTCTTTCACCATGTCATTCCCGCAATCCGGGCACTTCGTCTGATGTCTCATTGATATCGGTCTGAATATGGCCGCCCTCATTCCGCACTTCGGGCACCGGTAACTGTACAGTGGCACTTTTTAACTCCTCTCTCAGTTCGTTAATAGAACCGATAAGTCTGCTCCTCGCGGCACGCTCAGCCTTTATGGCTCCGTCCATCCATTCGTACATGGTTCTGACAATCTCAGCGAGCCGGAGCACGTCACGTTGTGGATTGATGCTCGCCGCCACCTGGACGTTGTCGATTATGCCGTTATCAGTAAATATCTCATGCAACGCGTCTCTAATTTCCTGTACCTGCATTTTTTTTAGTCTTCATCCTTTTCTTTTAATTTCTTCCCGCACCAGGGACAGTATACAAATTTCTTTGCATCATAAACCATTCGATGATTGATACCCATAAATATAAAAGCATTGATTTTCTTAATACCAGATTGCCAATCCTCGCAATCACAATATGTAGTTTTCATTCCCTTTCCCTAGTAATCCAAATAACTGTATTCTGCTTCTGATTCGATAACTGCTTCAAAAGAGAACGGATCGCTCTCCTCTTCCTGCATCTCCGCAACATCGTATCCCGAGCTCTCCATGATTACGTCCGGCAAGTACCCGAGACAGTCCGCATGGTCTATAAGCACCGTGCCACCGTAATCGAGCAACTGGCTTTTCAATGATTCACAGCCTGCGGTACGAATGTGCATAACACCGCGCTCGAACATCGGCCCCAACCGCTTTATACGCAAATCCTTGTTTCTCGAATGGGGTTCAAGTTCAACAACCTCGAAATACAGATTATTCGTAATCTGCTCTCTCTCGATCCACTGCTTGAGAGACTTCTGAAACGCCACTGTCTCTATTGCAACAACAACATCCATAATCCGGCAATATTTCAGATACTCATAGAAAATCGCATCGACAATCGTCTGTATCTGCGATGTCCGAAACCCTTTGCTCCGGTAAACCCACAGGTGATTATCCTCACTCTGGCCTATCGTTTGAACGACCGATTCACATGATCGCCGCGCTTCTGATATCGCCGGGTCACACATTATGTAAGCCCTGCTCCACGGTTTATCTTCCGGGATATCGGTAAAGTCTTTGATCCAGCGTTCCCTGACGATAACATCTTCTTCAGACATTACCCGGTTCTTATACTGCTTGTAGTAGAACGAAGTCCCGAGTTCTTTCTTGATCTTGCTCAGTATTTTAAAATTGAATTTCTCCGGGAATATTACATGCCCGTTTTCGATATCTTCCCGTCTGATATATCTCAGCTTCCCGGGCGGAACCTGTACAAGACCGTGTGTTATATCAACACCGTCCTTGATAAGTTCGGCGTATTTATCTTCACGCATCCATCTTGTGCCAAGCCATATTCTCAGACCCCCGGGTTCAAGAACCGCAAGAAACGCATTGCATTTATCTTTCGTTTTCGTGATAAGATCAAGTGTTGCAGTATTCTTGCTATCGTGAACATCATCGAATATGATGATTTCGCAATGCTGCCCGACATTCCCACTCAGAACGCCAAGTCCCTCAACCGTGGCACCCGCAACGACACACGTCCGTTTCACGTTGAACATATTCTCGCGCCATGAATCACTCTGGCCGTCCGGATCCTGATACAATATTTCGCCAAATAACGAAATGAGACGCGGATTTTTCAACTGCTGCTTGATCTCGGTAACTATTTCCACGGCCTTTTTGTACGCATAGCTTACAATCTTTATCCGCACATTCTGGTTGTTCAGGATAAACTGGATCGTCTTGCCGACTGCTATCAAAGAGCTTTTCAGGTGACCTCTCGGGATGAGCACCAATATATCTTCTTTAACCTTCAGGGCATCGGCAATGGGATCGTGAAGGTCATCGTTCAAGTCCCTGTACCCGAGATACTCCCGGCACAGATACATTAAATCTTTCTGGCACCGCTCCCGCTCGGAAAGAAACCACATCTGTGCAAGCTCATCTTTCGAGAGTGCTTTCAGTGCGTCTTTCGATATCTCCATCAACTCGCATCCGCCGGAACGTATTCACCCTCCGAGTTCGAAACCTTCGGCCTGTCCCGGGAATCAAATATCCTCTCGATCAAGTCCTCTTTTGTCATTCCGTCCGGTACAGTCATGTTATAAATATTCGTTTGCTCAGCCTTCTTTACCTCCAATTTTTTCGGCTCGGGGCTATGCAAAAGAATCGCCATCCTCAAAAACTTCGAAGCCTCTCTTTTATCCGAATCATCAATGAATTCCTTCAGCCTCTTCATCAGCCAGTCCATCGTTATTCCGTGCAGATCCATGTAATCCGAAGGCCGTAACCCGTTCTCAAGTGAGGCAACGTGAATCAGCAAGTTAAACCGATTTTCCAGCGTGGGGTTTTTCTGATACAGCTTCACAACTCCGTCCGCGGGAAACTCGGATGAGAATATCCTGATCTTCAAGTTCTCCAAATCCACCGGCAAAAGAACCGGGATGTTCTCTTTCTTCAGGGGAGCTCCTACCATCCTTTTCTCCCTATAACGAAGAGTCCTTTGACTGTTTATATCGCGTACTAAGGAGGAGGGGCTTGTACAGGTCGCGGCGGGGGCCTTGCCCATTTCGCCTTTTCCCTTTTCCCTTACTTTCTTTGCATTGTCAATGATCTTGACTTCACCCGTGATTAGCTTGTCTTGAATATCTTTGAGTTCAGCCTGATATCGTCTGATATACTTCAGCAATCGTATGCGCTGCTGCTCCTGCTGAATAACTTTGTCTGTCTCTTCATTCAATCTCTTTCTCCTCAGAACCCAGAACAAACACATCGTTCA